TGATCTCTTACTCTCGTTAGTTCTTTTTTCCATTGGTGATTCCAGCAAAGAGTTTGAAAACCTCCTGGGAACCCTTCTCGTTTTACACGAGAATATACTCTTCTTGATCCACCAGACATGCCTTTGTTCTTTCCATAAAGACCCTTGCGCTCCTCAGCACCATTATTTTGTATATGGTCCAAGGTCAACATGTCTATGTCACAAATTGTACAACCAGAAAAAGAACACTGTAAAATATGTTCTGGACCATAATGGGTCAGTACTTCAAGTTTCAAATCTTTAGTTCTTTTTCGTGCAGCTTTTTGTTTGGTCTCTGGCTGTTTGTGGTAGGATTTTATGGCTGTTCTTCTTGCACACTCAGGGCACATCAATCTACCGCTTCTTTTAACTTTCATATGCCCATACTTACAATGAGTTTTGTGTATATAAACTCTATTATTATTGTTCCTTCTTGCAACTTCTCGGAGAGCTTTTATATGACTCTCTGTTCTTATATAAATTCCACGTGGCATTTTTTCCTCCGTAATAGGTCGCGCAAGGAGGTGATTACGGCACCTCCCGCGCTAGCCCCTGGGTGCCCCCAGGAGATCTTCTTGTACACCTTTTCCCCAAACCCACTTGCAGACGCAAACCAAAACATCATTCAAATGGTATTTCTCCAACAGAAGTTTGCACTGAGGGCAACGCATCTTCCACATAGTACACCTACGATTTCTTGGTGTAAGTGAATTTCTTTTTCTTCTCTGGTAGTTTCTTGAAGTCAGTTGCTTTATCCCATTCACCCACATTCACACCCTGCTTGCTTAATTCTTTTTCATTGGCGTGAAAGTACCTCTGCTGAGCTTTGCTGGCGTAGGGCATACGTTCTCCTTGTATTTAAACTAAATCTGGGGTTTCATAGTTCATATTTTCGCCCTCGGCTCCCTGTTGCGGATAATGCTCTCTCTTCTTAGGAGACGTAGCTTGTTCCTCGCCACCCGCTTCGTATGCCAAGGCTTGCCCATCGCCATATGCGTCGGCTGCGGAGGTGTGCTCTGCTCTATGTGCATAGCCATCATCGTGCATAGAAGTGACGACGTGTTTGTTGCCTTCGTGGTCATGAACGTAATGCACGGTGTTCGCTGGGCCATGTGCCTTCGCTACATCTGCTGCGCTTGCCCCTCGTTCTTGTGGCTCAGCGTGTTCGTTCTCATTGGTTTCCCCAGGCTGGGGAGTAGCGGCATAAGAATCAAATCTTTTACCTACAAAACTTGAGCCAAATTTCTTTCCAGGCTCTCTCTTAGATTCATACATCTTGTTCTCCTTTTATGACAAACGTGGCATTGCGAAGCCATCTGCCTCGGGTGCCTCTGGTGCGCCCATAGCATCTCCCATAGGTTGATCCCCTGCTCCTGCTAAAGAAGCGGCAGCATTATGAGCAGACTTTTCATCTGGATGTTCGGATTCATGTACAGAGCCATCTTCGTGTGTACTCACAACATGGTGCTTGTGATTCTTTCTATCGTGAGCCACATGGACAGTTGTTGCTTTTCCATGCTGGGCCACAACCTGCTTTGGATCTTCAGGAGGAGCGCCCATACCCGGCTTCTGCTCTTCCGGTGCTCCAACTGCAGGAGCTGCGGGAGCAGGAGAGGTTTTCTTCATCAAGCCTTCGCCTTCATTATCCATAGGCGGGGCAGACTTGTCGTGCTCCATATCCTTGCGCTTCGCCACGAAACTACTACCAAATTTGCGACCATCCTTACTCATAAAAGCCATATAAATCTCCTCATACTTCTCTAGATATTCAGCCGCTAGTCGGCATATTTTTGGATCATCTTTGAGAAGTCCAAGGGCCATATTGCATTCAATATGTAGGAATTCTCTTAATTGCCCCGTCTCATGGTTGTGGTCTAAATTGGCTGCAGGACTTTCTACTAGAGGCTTCTTACACACTCCACATAAATCGCCTTCCAGCCTTTGGATCTCTCTACGGGCGTCATATTCTTTACCACTTAATCCGTGCCTAGCTCTTGCGTTTCTTTCTCTACCGTCGCGCATATCTGGATGTATCTGTCTGTACTCAATGCCATAGATGCGCCTATGTTCTTTTCTCTCTTCTGCAGATAAGTCTTGATGTCTATTTACTTCCTCAGGCAATTTACCATAGCGGTCTAAATAGTGCTTGAAATCACGGTCAACTTGACATGTTTTACAATGCCTAGAACCATCAGAATTAATACGCGTATTTTCTGTTGTAAATTCGTGGCCTTTTTTACAATGCGTTTTTAGTTTGTTATGGTTTTTCTCAGACACTAAATGACCACAGCTTTTGGTCCTCCCTAAACGCAAGCAGGCCCCACGTACAATTGTTTCTTTTCCACATTTACAAAGACAAACCCAAAAAGCACCTTGTTTAGTTACTTTTTCCATGCGCAATACAGTCAGGTCTGCAAAAATCTGACCAACCATATTTTTTATTTTTCCTGACATTCTTCCTCCTCAAGTAGGTCGAATCGAGGAGGCTTGAGGGCACTCCTCGATTCTAGCCTGAGGCCGCTAAACCTCAGGATAACTCAATGACTAGTCGCAGGGACAGCCACATTCATTTGCCATGATCTTTTCGATCCTGGCGAACAGCTCTGGTTTGCTAGTTGCTACGAATTCCTTGTAGGTACAGCTAGAACAAGGCACCCAACCGGCGCGCTCCGATACTGACTTTTTCTTTTTCTCGAAACGAGCACTGATCTTGTAGCCATTCTCGGCCTTATCGACTGAAAAGCCTTGGAAGTCGCCACATTTACAACTCTTCTCTTTCTTCTCTGCCATTATCCTGCTCCTTGTTCACCTGCAAAGTTTCTAACGGCAGGTTCTACTTTATTTGCTAACGAAGAGGCTTGGTCAGCCTCTATTTCTTTTGCCTGCTGCGCGTAGTAGTTGTCTTGAAACTGCTCCCATCTTGATTTTGTTGGTGGAATATCTGCAAAGCTGAAGTTGGGTTTCGTTGGAGTTGGCTTCTGAGAGGATATTACTTCAGCACCCATTCTTGAAGAGTGTGCCATCACTGTATTTTCGTAAACAACAATCTTGGATTGCAGCAACTGCTTTTCCTCACGCAAAGCTGAAATTTGAAGATCTCGATCATGCAGGGTTCTATCATGATCCTGACGTATACGCATGATTTCTTCCTCAAGATGTGCTGCATACCTACTACCAAACAACTCTCTCAGGAATTGCCTTATTCTTGCACCAAATGTCTCGCTGTATTCAAAGGACATGCTGAGCCTCTCCAAGCCATGAGATTACTACAAACCACACTTACCTTGCCACACAGGTTGTTCCTTCTGAAGAAATGGTTCATTTGCATTGTGATGCTCTTTTGCCATCTTCAAAAGGTAGAAGTGGCGAGCAATCGGTTCCAGTTTCTTAGCATGCTCCTCAATAGTGAGGTCTTCTGGTTTCCTACGTGAGCCAAGCATACCATAAAGCCCATAACGAAAGGCGTCATAGCAGTCGTCACCTCGTGCGTCCACTTTCAACACATCATCCAACAGATCTGGGTTTCGCATCAACGTTGGAATTGCAAGAATAATATCCTTGCAATTGTCAAGAATAACCAGATCTCCGTTCTTGAACATGTTGTACATGAGCGAGGCGGAAGCGATACGGTCCTGAGTAGCTCTCGTTACCGCAGGGAGACCAAGAGGTCTCAATTGACGAGAATACTCATCAGCAGGTGAATGTGCCGATACTTGCTTGGAGAATTTTTCGTGAGAGAAGTAGATAGCCTTCGGGACAATCTCTTGCCCATTCAGCTTGCACATGCTCTTAAATATTGAAGCCCACTCTATATGGGTCTTGCCACCTGTGGTGACACGCTCATTGAAGCAGACCGTCTTGAGCTTGTAGTTTGTACCTATGGTTCTCACTAGGGCCTTGGTGAACAAGTAGGCCGCATTAGCGTGCCCCATACCCCAGTCTTGTGACCCCCAAACAGGTTGCCACGGTTGCCAAATGATAGCCTCAGGATCTTCTCGGAGGTTGATGACATGATTGTCTGCATCAAAACAGTCGAAGTATTGACCTTCTACTGCTCCATCCAGGCCAAGCAACAGCTTGTCCCTTTTTGCCTTAGGCATGCTGTTGAGGCGTGCAATGAATCCAGGGTCTCGCTTGAGCAATTCCGGGTTATCCATCGCGGTCGAACGCTGATACGCGTACAAACGCGGATCATACAGGTTCAACCACTCTCCCTGCTCCTGAATCCACCATGCACCATTTTCATCCCGACGCGCATTCTCAGGTTTTTCCCAAGGTTCCTTCTGAACGAACACCGTACGATAGTATTCATAGTAAGGTCCGAGAGGGTTGGTACAGCCCCAGATGCAAGGTATAGGCATGTTTCCATGCTTGTCAGGTTTACAAGAAGCGTTTACCGTGTTTCTGGAATAGAGCATCATGTACGCATCGGGCGAAAACTGTCCTGCCTCATCAATCAAAATGGCCGGGTATGCTTGCCCAAGGTACTGCTCAATATCTCTCATCTTGTTGTTCTGGCAATGGCCGAAAACAACACGAGATCCATTCATAAACGTGGCTACATGCTTTGTTTGATCGTAATTGTAAAGCTCTGCTGGTACGAATGTGCGAAAATCAGCAATCGCACCACTCTCTAGCTCCTTAAATGTTCTCCTCAACACCAGGATGTCGCAGCCTTCGAAAGCCAGTGTGTAGTTCATGATCATATACATCAACACACCAACCGTTTTTCCAGAACGAATACCCCCAACACTCAAACATTGCGGGGCAATTGTCCTGAGATAGGGCACTCCGTTTCTGGTACGATATTCCAGCAACTCGGTCTGCTTAGCTTGATGTCTAAACATCTTGCTAAGGTCCAAAGTCCCGTCTTCATTCAAATACTTCGGACGCTCTTTCACTTCTGTGCGCTTGATTCGAGGCATTGTTTACCGTGCTTTCTGAGATAGTAAGCAGCAGATTCTAGGAGTTCTGGGTCATCCATCAACATTCCTATAGCTGTATTACAAAGCTGGCAAAGGAGACCTCGTGGAGTCATCGTATCATGGTCATGATCGGCTGCCGCTAAACCACGAGACTCTACTTCTTGTCTGGAACAATCTCTCCCTCGATGAATTTAGGTTCCAACTTCGTGTGTTCAGGTTCTGTGAGGATTTCCCGTCTCATCATCTCTGCAGGAGGTGTGATTACTAATATTTTCACTCCTTGAGTTTGTAATGCTTCAATTTCAGCGTCATTCTTCGGAGCTTCACCATGTGCGCGCAACATCAATTCCTTGAATGCCTGCACCGAAGCCATGGCCATCTTAGCATCTTTGTATGTGAGAGGTTTGCCATCTTCTAACAGGATCACATTACCCTGTCTGTCTCTGACAGGTTGCTCGAAACCACAGGTGGCGATTTCGAAGATCTTATCGAACATCTTTCGAAAGCGCGAATGTGCGCCCTTCAGGATATGGCCATCGGGCCCAGCTTCTGCCTGATTCAACAACGTACGCATGAGTCTTGTGACTTCAAGAGAAGAGGGCATCTCTCGGGACTTCTTGGCGAATCTTCCATCTTTTCTTCGATTCGCCTTTACAAATTCTCCAGACTTAGCATTCAGGACAAGCTCTTCAGAGACAGCCGGGGTTTCTTTCCCCGGCGTCTCCTCAGGTTTTACTTCTGAGTCGGCCATTTAGGTCTTTCCCCACTTCCTTAGATAGGCAGCAGCGGCTTCCAGAATTTTGGGATCATCCTGGGCATTGCCCGAGATTTCTTACAGTTTCTTTTTGAACTGAAGTAAAACATTGTCGAATACCCATTCAGCCCCGATAACATATTTCTTGGTCGCATTCTCAACTTGCTTGGTGAAATCGGCCTGGGCCTTTTGAACAATCTGCGATAAGCGATTGATTTCCATCGTCGCTTTCAGATAGCTGTTCTCGATCTCGCGCAGGGCCAACTTTTCCTCTGCTGTCAGCTCCTGCACTACTTTCTTCACCTCGGCTTTGACATCAGCCTCGACCTTTGCAGCCTCAGGCTTTAGTTCATCAGCAACTTTGATTACTTCGCCTTCGACTTTCTCGGCAACCTTGACTGCCTCAGTCTTCACTTCTTCAACTACGGTTTCAACGGACATTTCTGAGTCTCCTGTTTGATTTGTGTTTCTATTACTAAAAGATCGTTAATCCTCGTACCACTGCTCCTTTTTTGAATACCCCGCGATCACTGAGCATCAACCTTACACGCTCGAAGGCTGGCCCGTGGTCATCACGAAGTTCCAAATAACAATGTATCATTTCATGGACGAGAGTGGTCATCCGGCTACTTGCTGGTCCACACATCTTCTTGCTTAGAACAATCTGATACTTGTGATAGCCATCATTGGCTTTGTCCGCATACCCAAAAAGAGCATCTTCGAGACGAGGGTCGTCTTCATCTGGATCAAGCCAGCGTACACAGGTGTTCTGTGGTAACTCTCCATGAAAAAATCTTTTGTTAATCTGGTTGTAATGTTTCTTCAAAGTAGGATCGCTGCGCATTGACGTTCTCCAAGGCCCACCACGCGTCTGCGTTTTCGGACTATTGGAAATAGAAAAGGCCCGACCCTGGGAATCAGGATCGAGCCTTTGGGTCCGATGCTCTTCACATCGGAGGTGTTTTAAGTTTACTTCTGCAGTCCCTCACAGGCCGCTGCAGTACCGGGTCTACGTAGGTCTGCAACGAGACTGATGCATCTGCCGAAGCAGAACTTTAATAAACGCTCTTCCCACTCGGGTGCTTCCCGGTGGCTTGTGCATTCGAACCTTTGCGAATGCCTACGGGCCTAAACTTGGTGGACCTAACTGGGATCGAACCAGTGACCCTCGCGTTGCAAACGCGATGCTCTCCCTAACTGAGCTACAGGCCCACATAAAAAGCTGGAGATTTCATTTCGTACGAAGGGAAGAAATCTACCTAAAGACCCGATTTGAGAGCAGGGCTCACAGTCATGGGTTTCTAGTCACACCATGGACACGCCTAATACCGGACTAGCTGCGGTTACTCTCAAGTATTCCTGGTTTGCCCCAGGTGGCTATATGTGCCATTGCATTGCACAGTCCCACCAGCACTGGTTTCCCGAGGCTCGAATCCGGCCTGTTGGTGTTTACCAGGGTGAGTCTTTATGCAGCATCCTAGGCTGCAGTCTCACCTTTGCGCAGAATCATGCGACCCGTGTGAGTCTCCCCTATCGGACATGGGGGTAAACCGGGTAAGCCCCTCGCTTAGCGTAGGGCCACCATTCGCGCCAGAGGCATCATTGGCGTAGCGCGAAACTTTGGTTGCGGAGGTCGGCTGCATTGCCTCTTTGCTACAAAAATGGTCGGGGAGAGACGACTTGCACGTCCAGTGGTCTTAACCTCTCGCTTCCAAGGCGAGTCGGCTACTATTTACCGATTTACACCCCGATGGAGCACAAGGTCCGACTTGAACGGACAAATGACAGATTACAGATCTGTTGCTGTGCCATTGAGCCACTCGTGCTTAAATTTCGTAATCGTTCTCGATTTTCCCGCCACCATCTTGTGCAAGCGCACCGAGCATCTCAAATCCTGGGGTGGTGTACATCGTACCACGCGGAGAACGAATGTGAATGCGAGATCGTACTGCATCAATCGCAAGAAAAACAATGAACGTACCTATTACAAGAATGACAACCATCGCTGCCTCCAAAAATTACCTAACAGCTTGACATGGGACTTCGGCGGGCGAGCGTGGGGCTTCTTAGGGCTGACCACGCTCGGGCCAATGCTGCCTAGTATCGTGGGCAGCTGCACGTTATTCCTAATGCTGGCTTTCCGCTACAGCACTTAACGGAACAAACTCGATGGGCTGGAGCAGCGGTTTCTCTGCTCCGTTTCACTCAAGAAGCTAAGCCCAATTTCTCCACCACCAGAGGAGCGCACGAACGCTAAAGGAGAGAAGCGGGGCTCAACTCTGGTGGTTTGCTACTACAACTTGTCAATAAATTTCGTGGACGCTTATTCTGCGCCTGTTCTTTTGCTGTAGCCCATCTCACGTTTCCAACTTCATAATGACCATCATTTTCAATGCGATCTAAACTATGATTTGAAGTAGGTTTTAAGCCTATATGGTTGATGAACTGTTGGAATGAGGTGAATCGAAAGCAAATGCCGCGACCGCCATAGTACTTCCAGGCTTTGTGCTTATTGTTTCCACAGCGATTCCGAGCCTGCTTATATGTTACATATTCCGAATGACAATCTTTCCATTCTCCAGAATGGAATACCTGTGCATTAGTTCTTCCTTTAGCAATAATCACAAAGCGCACGTTACCTTCTACTCTAGGTCTAGCAAAATTCAGCGAGGGGCCATGTCCATACTTTGGGGTGCGCGCCAATTGAGGCTTGCCTTGCTTATTATAATAGAGTCTCATTGCCCC